GAAACATCTTTAATGGAAAAAAAAATATCTGGAGAAGTAGATTGGGATATTCAAGCTATGAAAAATACTCAAGGATCGTGGAAAGACGAGTACCTGACAATTATTTTTAGCATCCCGTTATTACTCTGCTTTCTACCGTTTACTGTTGAATATGTTGAGAGAGGCTTTGATGCGCTATCAAGAACTCCGGACTGGTATAAATATACTCTCGGAGTAATTGTATCGGCTTCTTTTGGAATAAAAGGAGCAACTAAATTTTTTAAAAAATAGGAGGTAATATGAAATTATTACAAGATTTATGGGAGCATATATTAGAGTGGTCTGACTGGTCAATGAAAGATTGGGTTAAAGCAGGCATTGTAGCTCTAATAGTATTATGGATTGTTTCTAAAATGTTAGGTGGAGGAGCTTAAAAGCTCATGCCTTTTAAATCAGAAAAGCAACGCAGGTATATGTATAAAAACAAACCTGCGATTGCTAAAAAATGGTCAAAAAAATATAGCAAGAAAGTTAAGAAAAAGAAAAAATAATGTCAATTACTTATAGAGGCGAAAGATTTTCAGGCTATTCTAAGCCTAAAAGAACTCCTAACCATCCAAAAAAATCTCATGCTGTTCTAGTTAAAGATAATGGCAAAGATAAATTAATTCGTTTTGGTCAAAAAGGAGTAAGTGGAGATAAAAAAAACACAGCAAGGTCCAGATCATTCAAAGCTAGACATAGTAAGAATATAGCTAAAGGAAAAACATCTGCAGCTTACTGGTCAAACAAGGTTAAATGGTAGTATGAAAAAGCAAGTATGGGAAAAGCCAAGACCAAAAAAACTTGGTAAATCTAAAAAACTAAAAGGTAAAAAAGGTTATGCTGCAGCAAAGAAATCTGCAGACAAAAAGTTTGGCAAGAAAACAAGTCTTGTTAAGAATATGTATATATCAAAAAAAATGAAAGGATAATATATGCCATACGGAATGGGAACTTATGGAAGTAAAAAAGGGAGACCACCTAAAAAGAAAAAAGATAAAAAAAAGAAGAAAACTAAAAAGAAAAAGTGAAAATAGTTTTAGTAACTTGGCTAGACACTAACGAAAATTCAGTTGGTGGATGGATTGAAAAAGAAGATTTAGATAAATCTGAAGTTTGTAGTGTTGACTCATTAGGTTGGCTCTATAAAGAGACCGAAGATTTAGTTGTTATTCTAGCTGATAAAGATACTCACGATAAGGATGACATATTTGGTAGAAGCCAAGTCATCCCTAGAGGAGTTATAAAAGATATTAAGTATTTGAGTTAAATAAAACTACCATTCATAACTATAAGTATCATACTCTGATTGTTTAACTAATTGTTTGTGATATTCTCTTTCTAATTTTTTAGTATAAAAAATATCAATTAAAACACAACCTATTTCTTTACATTTAACTTGTTTTAAAAATTCTTCTTTAGGAAAATTTTTATCTTTTTTAATTAATATTGTTATTATATGTTCTACAAAATCAGACTTAGGCGTAACATATCCATCACCTGTTGCTCTAGTCCACCAAATATCTTTATAATTTGGTGCTTTAACATTATTACATAATTCTATTAAAAATTTATATTCTTTTTTCATTTAACTCTCCTAACTATTCTTTTTTATCTAAGTTTTTTCTTTGCAGTATTATTTTGTTAATAGCTTTGTCATAACCATCTTGTATTTTTTCTTGGTAATTTAACCATTTATCAAATGCTTTATCAGAAACATCTTCTGGTTTTTTATGCCATAAATTTTGCCAAGTTGGTTTACCTTTTCTTTTTCTTGCCATTTAACCCTCCCTATTTAAAGTTTCCAATACAAGCATCAGCTGGTGTTGTTTGATTTGGTAATGAGTTTGCTATTGCATAGATAATATAATTATCATTATTGTTTTCTTTGTAGTTTAAATTAAACTTACAATAATCAATAAGATCAGTAATTTTTTTAAATGAATAAGAATTATTTTTAGACCACAATTTAAAAGTATCTGCGTGTTCTAAAATTTGACCTTCTCTTTCATTTAAAGGAAACATAGTTATTTTTCTTTTAGTCATAAGTTACTCCTCTTCTATAAAGTAACTTTGGGGGTTTTATTTTGGTACTATTTTGGGGTACACTATTGTTACATAATGTACCCTTGAATTATATAAAGTTACCAAATTTCCCAATTTATTACTTTACATAACATTATTAGCATTTGTGTCGAGGGAATGCTATAATTATTTTTAACTATTTTACCTTAGTTTTCTGGGATAAATTTAACTATATATTATTTTATTTTCGTTTTGGGGGTATATTGGAGAAACTTTAGGTAATAATTTAATCTTCTCTGGCATAATTTGTGGCATTATATGAGAGTAACCATTCATGCTTTTTTGACTTTTCCATCCTCCAATATCTTGAATATCTTGATCTTTACATTGAGCATAGTTTCTTAACCATGTGGCGAAAGTGTGTCTGCATTTGTGAGGAGTTTTTTCTGAGTTCACTTTTGCATTCATTAACATAGTGTGCCAATTAAAATATAATCCATTGTTATCTTTTTTGTGATCCCATTTAGTTCTCCACATAAACACATATTGTCCTCTATCATTAATTTTCATTAACCATTCTCTTAATGTTTCATGCATATAAATAATTCTTCCTTTATCTCCCTTGCCTTCCCATAACCAAATTGTATTTCTTTCAAAGTTAATATTTTCCCATTTACAATTGAGAGCTTCTTGTAATCTGGCGCCAGCATATATTAAAAAAACTAATAATAATTTTATTTGAAAAAAATTAGTNGAGGCTAAACATCTATTAACTTCTTCTTCTTCAAAAAATAACGGATCTCTTTCTATTAACTTAAATCTTTTTATTTTTAAATAATTACATAAGCCTATTTCATTTGCATAATGTAACACAGTTGAGACACCAGTTATAAATTGTGTGTTGATTGTGCTTAAATGACTAGACTTTTTTCTTTTTTCCATTTCATCTAAATCGCTATATGCTTTATTCTTTAAATATTTATATTCTTCTTGAAATGGATATGCTTCCCAACTTTTTTCTTTAATAATTAAATTTGTTATTTGGTTACAAACATAGTTACCTAAATATTTTCTAGTCTTTTTTATTTTTTTTATTGTTCCGTCAGAAGGTGGACTTTCTGTATCTTGCAATTTTTTATCACAGGCTTGGTCATAAGTTGTAGGAGGCTTATCTAATCTACCCTCATTAATTTTAGCTTTTAAAGTTTCTATAAAATCATAGACATACTTATCAGCCTCCTTTTTATTTTTAGTATGGGTACTTTTATTTTTAATGGTTAAAGATTTATCTTTATAATAAAAAGTTCCATTAATATAAAAAGTTTTATTTCCTTGCTTAACTAAATCTGGTCTTACTTTGGCTGTGAGGAGCATAATTCAATTATCCTTTCAATATGTTGATCGGTAAATCTTAATCGTTTACCAATCTTCGTATGTAAAGCAGACTCTTTGGGAAATTTGAATTGTAACTCTTTAATATCTTTCCTCATAGTTCGAGGATGTCTATTAAGCCTTATGGCAACATCTTTTATTTCATACATTTTATTCATTTTCAACCTCATATTCTTCTCTTTTAATAATATTAATCATATCTTCCTCATCTAATTTGTAATTCGGGTGTTTTCGACCTTCCTCAAGCTCTTTCTTTTCGCTGTCGCTAGTTAGGTATAGAACAGGGTTTTCAGGTGCTGTGTGGCTAATTACAGCAGCTTTTTCTTCTTCTTCTTGCTTTCTATGACCTTCAAATATCAAATCATAAAATTTATTCGGCAATAAGAGGATATGGTCTTTATCATCATAAACAATACACCACCAATAATGAATTTTGTCTGTTGATTTAAAAGTGGACTCCCATCTTTTAAAAGAATAGACGCTTTTAGGTGGACTTGTACCCTTAGTTAAGTATTGTAAAATTTGTGAGTAATCTAATAATCTAGGATCAGTTTCATTTTCAAAATATAAATTCCATAATTTATCAACCTGTACACCCTTCTCATTTAAACCTCCCTTATCTATTTGTTCTATTTTAATTATTTTTTTACTCATTTAATAACTCCATTTGATTTGTATTTTCTTTTTGCTTCCAAAATACATTGCACATTCTAAATGGCTTTTCTCCACTAAATCTTGGTGGAATAATTTTATTTGTTTTTGTCATTAATGCAGACTTCAATTGCTCTACATCTAAAAACATTTTTTCATTATTTTCTTTTAAAGTTAAAATAGCTCCACCTTGTTTAATAGCTCTTTCTACTTCATAATCTTTTAAACTAGCCTTACCTTGCCATAAGCGACCAATATTTCTTTTATAATAATTCATGGGGTTAATCCTCCAAGTTTCATTTCTGCTCTCATTGTTGCATTGGCATCAGACATTAGTTCTATCTTCGTAGTAATTCGATCAAGCTCTGCAAACATTTTATCCATAAGTTCTTCAGCATCATCTAACAATATATTTAAATCAGTTACTTCATCATCTGTTCTTGCTTTAGCTTTTGCATCTTCAACGCTATGCTTATCATTATGTAAAAAACGATAATGTAAATATTTTGTTTTTTCCATTTCATCTTTTTGTCTAATCAAAGAATTGAACTCTCTTTTAGCTTCTCTATAATTTTTAATTGCATCCATTTTTGCTTCAGCAATTTTATGAGGATCATATTTACTCAATCCTTTATCAATGCTCATAATTTCCCTCTATTTGCTCTTCTATTTTATCGGCGATTAATCTTAATGTTTTTGCTTGAACGCTTTTATTAAAGTCTTTGCTTTTATGACAAAGATCATGGCACTTACGACAGAGACAAGTTAGGTTAGTAATATGATCTTTACATTTACTTCCGCCCATTTGTTTTGGCTCAATATGATGGATGTCCGTGCCTTCCCAACTACTACAACTAAAGCATTGATAAGTTTGATAAATTGTAAATTCATCATTCCAAAAATCAAAAAATATTTTAGTGTGTTTTTGCATTTACTATACTTTCTACTTCTTCACGATTTATTGAATATTCTCTTTCGATTGCTTGAAATAAAGCTATTTTGAAAGTCTTAGATATTTTTTCAATATCGTAATTAGCATTAATTTTCATTTCAAGAATAACCTTAATAAATATTTCATTTATTATTTTGTCAAAACTTAACTCTGCACCCCATAGATCATTAAATATGTTGTTTAGTGCCTCAAATAATTTTTCTTCTAATTTTTCTTCTTGTTTTTTTCTCATACAAAATTACTTTCTTCTTTTATGTTAATCATCTTCATTCCATAATTATTAATTCCTTTTGGAATAACTAAACCCTTAACTTTAATTGGCTTGTTTCTTTTAAAAGGTTTGTAATCTACGAAGTGATGCCACCTATTAAATCTCCATGTAACTCTAGCTAAATCTGGATGCATTTCTTGTAGCATTTTAGATTTATTTAATGTGCCTTCTTCATCATAAAATTCTTTAGAGTTGCCTCCTTTAATTCTTTGTGTAGTAGCTTTCTCTTGGAGGAACGCATTAAATTGAAGAGTGCAATCTCCATCTTTTAAAACTCTTAGTGATAGATCTGTGTCCTCATTGTAGCGACCTCTCCATCTATACTTTGTTTTATTATCAATAAGTAAAGTAGAATAAATCCTAGTATTAAAAAGATATGGAGGATATTTTTCACTAGCTAAACAAAACTTACAATAGTTAAATCCACTAATTAAAACATTTGTATAACGATCAACAAAATCTTCTGCACATTTAAAAATAGTTCCAGTTTGTACTATGTTTTTTGCATTNCGATTTAATCTATAAAAATCATAAATGTTATCATCTAAAACCCAATGTCTTTTAGCTCCTAATCCTATGGAGTGATCCCATGCAAAGTTACGAGCTGCTCCTGGACCAGTAGAATTACCTTTACCAATTTCATCATTAAACACATCATAATTAAGTTGATATTCTTTTGGTAAAATTAAAACTTTTTCTTTATCAATAACATTAGTGTACTTTTCATATTCTTGTTCTTCGACTATAATATAATAAAATACTTTCATTCTTTCTAAAGATTTGCTTGTCAATCTAGACTCCCATCTTCCTTTAGAAACTATGTAAATTGGATATTTAGGACTCATCAATATACCTCTTACTAAAATGATCTTTAAAAGTTAATTTGGGATGCCAAATACTTTTAGTCCTATTGTTTATTTTTTGACTTATCTTTGTTGCGAAATCTTGCAAATCTTTTTCGTTTCTAAATCGTATAATTAATTTGTGATATGACTCTTCTTGCTCTTGCACAAACTCTGGCATTCCCTCCCATTCGTCTGCCCAAAACTCTTTATCAAATTCCTCTCCAAAAAGAGAAGGTATCTTTTTTTTGTTCATTAAATAATAATTTTATCTGCATGAATTGGCTTATGTTTTAAATGATGTATAACTGTTGATGAGTCTTTTTTCATTGCTCGACCAATAACAACTCTACTATGTGTTGTATTTTTAATAGCAAGATGACAAAAATCTCTTCTTGCATATATTAAATGTTTTTCTCTTCTTTCATTCATAAATTCATTCATTGGGATTTCATACCAAGTACAAACTTTTTCTAAAATACTTTGTAAAGTAAGTGGAGTATGTACTTTGTAAGTAGGAAGAGGTTGAAAATTTTTAAACATAGGATTTTCACAAATCTTTTTTAAAATCTTAACCTCTTCTTTCGTGAATTCTTCAGACATTTAAAAAGGAATATCTGGATCTTTTGCTCCATAATCATCTTCGCTTTGTGGAGGTGGAGCTGAGTCTTGAGGTTGCTGATAACTTTGTTGTTGAGGTTGATACCCTTGTTGTCTTGATTGATACCCACCTTGATTTTGCATTGGTCTTTCTGGTCTTACTTTTTTAACAAATAAAGTGAAACCTTGTTTACCTAATGGAAATTTATAGTAGGTAGCTCCATTATCAAACTTATCTTCATTCTCCCATCCCTTCGCCCATACAACCCTCTTCTTTTTTGGTTGTCCTGTGTTTTTATCAACATATTCTTCTAGATAAAATAATTCATGTGTCGGTTTAGACATAACCCTCTTTTCTTGCTACTTCACAAAATGGCTTAACATTGCAATAATCTTTACATCTTCTGGCTATACTTGGTCTCTTTTCTACAAAAGAGTCTTTAGTATTCTTGGCATAATCTTGAGCATCTTCCTCAAGATCAAAAACTTTTAATGCTCTAACTTTATTTTTTACTTTAACTGCATAAGTAGGTGGATTTTTCCATCTTTCTTCATCACTNCATGGAACTTGTATATTTTCCATATTAAATCTAAAATCAGCTTCTTGATGAGTAACAACTCTATCTTTAATATATTTATCTTGCTCTTCATNTGACCATTTTCTAATTTTAACTTCATGTATTGGTAAAGGTGGATAGTTACCACCATTTCGCATTGACTCATCAGCTTTNGACTTTTGCCAATCTCTAGCTAAAACAACTATACTTAGATTGCCAACAATATAACCATTTTGTCTTAACAACCATGCGTAAGTATTAAGTTGTCTTTCCCAACTTTCTTTGGGAAAAATTATAGACCAAACACTCGTACATTTATAATCTTCAATGTCTGCAATTTCTATTACATCATTTTCGTATGCAGTTATGTTTTTTAATATGACTCTATCAATAGCACCAGATATTTTCCATCCTTCACATTCTCCATAAAATCTTTTTTCTTTAATTGTATTTTCTGTTGTATCGCTATGCTCTATTAAATGATGAACAGATGATCCAAATATCGCCCATATTCTATCGCTAATATCTTCTTGTATATGATCTCCAAATTTATCTTTTAAAACTTTAATTAATGGAGAGTCAATAAGACCAGTAGTAGATATATCGGAGTCTCCTTTGCTATATAAGGAGGAGATATTACGAATTGCATTAGAGACTCCAGTTGGTAAATTAAATTTATTTGTTAATAATTCTTTTTTCATTTACCAATTCTTATGATTTATTAGTTGCTTCAAGTATTCCAACCCAAACATATTTACTTTTTTTCCCAAAAGGCTTTGTTAATTTTTTTCTTTCTTGGCATTCTTTTTGTGTAGCCTCTTCTCTGTCCATGTTTTTCCATTCCAACTTAGAACAAATAATTTTTGGCTCATTTTCTTTTTTAAAATTTTCATCAACCATTTTTAAATTAGTTTTCATAAATCTCCTTTTTTATAAGGGAGGTTTTTACGCCTCCCTTTATGAAGATATAAAGTAGGTCATAAGCTCATCCTACAACCTACTTAGCCAATTATTTTGATTTCCCCAAAACTTCGTTAAGAGAAAACCATCATCTTAGGAGCAATCTAAAATGATAATTTGTTAGATAATTGATTAATTTGTGATTTGCAACAATTATTTGCAAAAAAGGGATTTATTAACTTATGAGTGCTTTTACCTTGTAAAACTTAGAAAAATCTAAATGACTTGTATTAGTTATAGGAAAACAAAGATCAAATTTAGCATCAAAATATTTTAATGTATGGTAATTTAAGACCTTATATTTTTTATTTCCCAAATACCTCGTAACTAAACCAACATAATTTTCATTGGTATTTTTTAAATAACAAAAAATATTCATAGCTTCTTTTTTTTCTAATTTAATTTTTGGATTATACCAAAAAATAGTTTTAGCATTTTTTTGATATATACAATAATTGCCATCATTTTCTGTATCATTGGGAGCAACAACAACTTCCCATTCATCTTCATTTCTTAATCGAACTAAACCTTTACTATCGCAATAAGCAACTAAAGGATATTGAGTTATGTTATTATCAATAATTTTAAGAACATGAACTTTAAAAAATTTTGCATACAAATAAGCTTGGTCAAAATTAATTTTTCTTTTACCTGAAAAATGTAAAGACATTGTTGAAGTATCAATACCAGTAGCATCACTAATAATTTCATTACTTTTAATGCCACTTTCTTTTTTTACTCTTATTAGAGCTTCATTCATTTTAACCATGTATAACCTTTAGTTACATAATACTCAATAATATTCCTTTTACTATTAATTATGACAATATGTCAATTTCTTTGAAAATAAATTTTATATTTACAAATAAAAAATTAATCCTTAACTAGAACAAAACAAAAACATTATGAAAATAAAGTGCAATATATGTAATAAAACAATTAATTTGAGCCAAAATTTAACAAACAAACAACTAAAAGTCCTACAATTTATTAAAAAATTTAAGAAAAAAAATAATAATATTCCTACAATAAGAGACATAGTAAGTGGTTTAAATTATAAATCTAATAGTATTGTTTCATTTCATATTGAGGCACTTGTGGATAAACAATATTTGGCAAAAGTACCTCATAAAAATAGATCAATTGTTATTTTAAAGGATGTTCCGTGTGAGTGAGGATATTAAACTTCCTTACCAAGATTTTTATTTTGGAGATTGGCTTACAGGTACAGCTGATTTAACACATCAACAAAAAGGCATATACATTACTCTTTATGCTTTAACTGGGACTAGAAATGGAAGAGGTTTACCGAACAATTGGGATATATTGTGTAGGATGGTTAATGTTTACCATGAAGATCTAGATAAAAGCGAAGAACTTAAAAAAGATTTACAATTAATACTATCAACTAAGTTTGTTTTGATTGATGGTAATTACCAACAACAACGACAATATGAGGATAGGCTTAAAAAAGTAGAATTAATTAAACTAAAAAAGTTAGCTGGNAGTAAAGGTGGTGTAGCAAAACGGAAGCAAAACTCTAGCAGAGTATCTGAATCTGATTCTGAATCTCTTCTTACTAATATATGGGATCAATTATCAGTTAAACGAGGATCAAAACAAGTTGCTCTCAAAAGCTTTATTAACAATGCTTTAGACATTGATCCTAAAATTCTAGTAGAGAAATATAATTCTTTATGTTCGCAAGCAGATGATCCTAAATTTATACCTCATTTTAGTACATGGCTAAATCAAGGTAGATGGGAGGAAGAATTGCCAACTAAACAAGATGCTACTCTTGATAATTTTGGAGTACAACCAAGAAAAACTCACTTAGATTATGTTAATTTTGTAAAAAAAGGCATTAGAAGTACATCTATTTCTGATGATATGGTGCGTCAAATGAGAAAAGAAAACTTAATAACAGAAGAAGAATTTAAGGCATGGTAAAATGTTCACAATGTCAGCAAGATGCTCATATTTTGCAATATAGAAAATATTATTGTGCCGATTGTTTTTTGAAAATATTAAAAAATGAACAAAAAAAAGAAAAAAAATAAAAATACTATAGATCTTGGAGGNCAAGAACTCATAAGNGATGATAAAACTAATACATTTATAAGAAAAGTTGATAGAGCTCGGCTTAGATTAGTTGCTTATGGTCAAGATAGACACTTAGAAAAAGAATTAAATAGTGTTTTACAAAACTATTATTTAAGAGATTTACTAGATGTAAGAGATAAAAATAATAATAGTTTAAGGTATCTTGCTGGATCTAAGTATGAAAGTAAGTTTGAAAATGCTGGAATAAGACAAAAAATAACTTCTAGTTTAAAAGAAAATTTAGGTGGTAGTTCTAAAGAAGAGTTTTTATTAAATAACTTAAATGCAAAGAGTGAGTTTCGTTTTTTAGATAAAGAAATGGGTAAACATAGTAAAATATTGTGGGATGTTATTATTGAGAATAAACCTGCTAAGAAAAGGATGGATGAGTTAAGAGAAGCTCTTGATAGATTAATATTATTTTTTGATATGTAATTTTTTTTAATGTTCTTATTGTGTACTTATTAACAAATCAAACATAAATCTATATTAAATTACATAATCAATACAATTACGACTANANTTATAGCNATCTTNANAGGTNGCTTTTTTTTTATGAATGAACAAAAACTCTTTATTGCAGTTTTAGTTCAGGGAATAACTGATGCACTTAATAAATTTAAGTGGTCCAGTAGGCTTAATTCTAAATATCAAGTTGAAGCTCAAGAGTGGATCGGATCAAAAGACTTTGATGTTGTTTGTTCTTATGCTCAATGCCAACCAAATGAAGTAATAAAGATGTTTAAGGATATAAGTAAACATAAACATTATTTAACTTTGGAGGATATAAGGTATTTATTAAATGAAGCTTTTAATAGACGATTTGTTTTGTAGTATGTTTATGGTCAAAAACCCTGAAACAAAACAGCCAGAAATAATTATTAGATTTACGAACTTTGAAACGGAGGCGCAGGCTATGGAGTTTGTTCACACATTCAAAAGCCAACCTGAGTATGAAGAGTTAAGTGAAAAGGTTACATTACATTAAATGAATAAAGTAATAAAAGGCAGACCAACTAAATACAATAAGACTTTGGTTAAGGAAATACTTGAGCAGTTATCAAAAGGTATATCTATCCGTGATGCTACGAAGAATTGTGGCATTACATGGTCAAGCTGGAGGAATTGGATTTTAAAGGATGAACAGCTGAAAGAAGCCTACGCAAAGAGTAAAGAGATAGGCATAGAGTATATCATCAGCGATATGGATAAACGCATTGAGTCAGCATTAGATAAGCCAAAGATCAGTATGTCGGAGGTTAAGCTCCTTGAAATCTATTCTAAAAATTTACAATGGAAAGCCGGGAAACTTAGTCCAAAACAATATGGAACAGAGAAGCAACAAACATTATCTATAACAGACAAAGACGA